GACAGAGATGACAAAGATGATAAAGATGACAACATGTTTTCGACAAGATGAACATAATCAATGTAGTGAAATCTTCTCCAAAATCATTTTTTTAATCGGGGATCTGTTTTAAGCAGTAGTTGGAACAACAGGGGTAGTCGCAACTGTTTCGACAAGATCTTTTTTCTTCAATGCTTGCAAGCGGTTGGTGAATTTTGAGCAAATGCTCTTCTTCACTCCATCAGCTGAAGTGACACAGTAAGTATTCTCCTTTGCCTCACGGATCACCTTGTAGTAAAAGTCACGATGCGAAGACTTACGCGTTGTCTCTTTTATGCAGATGACATGAGAAGTAGTCAATACGTCAATCTCTTTGTTGGAGTAAGACCACGACGTGAAAATCTTGGATGCGGCATTGCGAGGACATAGGATAAAACGAAATTTCTTCTCGTCATATTCCTTAATGGGCTTTCTTGAACTCTGGGTCGCTGCATGCTCCTTTTCCACCTCTTTGCCATCGACCGATTTCAGTTTGAATGTGCGGTAAGCATGGCCTTTACTATCGACGTTGTAATTCATCTTCAATAAATTCGCTGAGAGATCCTCCGCTGCTGTCTCCGGAACGACTTCAGTGGCGACTTTTTTCTCGGCTTTCACAACTGGATTCTTACTTGCCCGCTTCTTTGGCACGACTTTGGCAACAGCAGGAGTCAACACCGCCTGTTCCGTAGCAGGAGGAGCAGCTTTCGCTGGTTTCGCCACTTTCTTAGCCGGTTTGGTGGCCTGTTTCGGTTGAGGGGTGGAGACAGGAGCGACGGAAGCAATCGCTGGGACAACAGCCTTCTTTGACGGAGTTGTCTTCGGAGCGGCAGATTTTTTGGCCTTGTTGGAAATGTTATTATTTGTTTCAACTGCAACAGACGACATAGATTGGAGTTTTTAGAAGTTGGTTTATACACTCCTTGGAGGAAATTTGGAACGACGTTTTGAACGCTTCTTTCTCCCGGCTCCTTGCATTCTTGACCGACCTTTTGAAGCGTTGTCTCGCAGCGTACACAATTCTCCAGGTGCGACGTTCTCTTTGAACCCGAATGGACGCGTAAATTCTTTATGAGATTCGACCATGGAACACGAGCTGTCATACTCTTGAAAAGAAAGTTTCGTAAGTCTAGATTCCAAACCCTCGAAAAGCTCAATCAATCCTTCCGAACTGTTGTTGACCAACATTTCGAGGGAAGCAGGAACTTTACTCGCCTTTGCAAACTCTTTTCCCATTAGGTACTTTCCACCTTTTTCAACTCCCTCGATCGTACTTATTGCTGCTTTCCCCAAATCAAACGCTTTCAAAGCATTTGCAACATTTGAAAACACATTGGTAATACCAAGCAACGATGATTTTGTCGATTCGTAGGTTAATTCTGCTTCCTTGGTAGAACCACTAATGATTCGTCCATTAACAAAAGATTCAAACATATTATCATTGCATATCCAGACGTATGTATCCACAGATAACTTGTATGGGTCTGTGACTACTTTGTCTTTAAAAACTCTCGGGTGGGTCAAATTTCGGGCGACGCGACCAAAAACTTGCTGTTTGTTCGAATACACAGGAATTACGTCCAGAATGTGGAACTGTTGTACACGGCGAACGTTGATTCCTTCCATCCATTTTGCATGAAGTAGAAGGGAACCTTGATATTCAAGATCTTCGTTGTTGAATTCATTCAAAATACGCTCTGGTTTCAGAACATCTCCTAGGACATAGATATGATGGCGTTTGTTGATAACGTACAATGACCATCGTTGAACTGCGTCAAAGATATGTTTGTGCAATTGTTTCTCTGTAATTTCGGATTCAAAAGTAGATTTTATGACAGATACAAAAGAGGAATTAGTAATCCACTTCTTGAGATGTCCGATTGTTAGATAGTATTCCTGGTTATTTCGTAAGAAAAGAATCGGCTCTTTTGTATCTTCCGAACCAAATACAAAATTCGTGATGACGTCGTCGTCTGGTTTTGAAATCGTCTCAAAAATATTCGTGTCTCGAATAAAGATATCCCAAACGACGCTTGGAGTCATTGCTTGGGATTTGGTAAAAGTAACAAGAACTTCATTGTGAATTCGCAAATCTGGATCGGGAAGAGCGTGGCGTGAAAGCAGTGTGGCAATATCTTCTGTTGAATCTTCGATATCGTCATAGAAGCAGAAGTTGTCACTGAATTCCGAAGACATGTATTGTATTCCCTTAGATTGTTTATGCTGCTTTAGGGGCGACTGTGAAATCGGTTTCGATGTAACCTGCACAAATGATTTGGCATAATCACCAAAATTGACGGCACCACCTTGTTTTTGGTGTTGGAGACGTTCCTCCATAAGCGCAAAAAGATATTTATTGAAAAGAAGACGCGTGTCATCGTAGCGCGTATAGAACGCAAAACGATTGTATACATATTCACCTGCTCCTTTTGTGACAGTATTCATTACTTTTCCAATTTCAATAAATTTTTCGGGGTATAAATCGTTCATATTAGGAATGTTTCCGATTTTCAAGCCATATACATCGCGATTTTCATCACTCGAATAATTGTGAGAATGCTCTTTTTTCACTCCGAGACGCTTTTTATCTGCTTCGTTTAGAGCATTGACTTGGTAGCGATACGACAAAATTCTCTGTTGTGCCGTGAAATCAAGAACTTTGTTGAACTTGCGGTTCTCTTTCGGAAAATCGCTGCTTTCTTTTTCTTCAGCAGACATCGATCCGAAATAAAACGTTTCGGCAAGTGCATCTTTGAAAACATCGTAAAGCAATGTCCGCGTGAGGAACATGTCACGTTCTCCTGGAATCTTGCTTTTGTTCAAGTAGTTGGTGGCGTAGCTGCAACCGATTGATGTGACAATTGTCAAAATCATGACTACGACGGTTGGATTTTTTAGAAGTTGTTCAAATGTAATTGGTCCGATACCATTACTAGATGTACCACTATTGCTCTGATAGGCCTGTAATAATGAACTGATCAAGACAGATATTTTCAAGTAAGCGTTGTATGTTTCGTTTGTTCTTGCAAGTGATCGCTGTGCCTGCTGCAAAGCTGGACTTTTCATAAAACTCAACATTGTTGTCAAGAATGTAATTGCATCTGCAGCGGATTGAAGTTGACTATATGGACCACGCGTGACTCCATACGTGACAATGCGACCTAAAATGGCTTGTGTACCTTCTTTGTTCATGAAATCGGTGAAAAATTTCAGGAAAGCATTCCATCCATTGACTTTTGTGAATTTCGCACAAAAGTTATGTGCATTCAGAGGCAAAGATGAATGCTCGTCACTTTTATGTTTGTCCTCTTCCGTTCTCGGGCCATCATATCCCTTTGCAATATGATGCAGCCAACGAAAGTCAAGAACGGAACGTACAATAGGGGTCGCTGTCAACAAAACGGTCATCAGCGATTTATTGCTCAATGTCAGTAAATACTTCTGAGAGAAATGAAGTTTTGTGAAAGGCATCTGCTTGTCATGTTTCATAAGTTCATCTGCTCCCTGGAAGTAATCATCAATAAGTAAATGAGCCTCATCAACAATCACGAGACTTTTTAAGATTTTGGCGTGAAGGTTCTCGAATTCCACTCCTTTGTGATTTCCATGCAACAAATGTCGCAACTCTTCATGTGAAATAATTCTTACCAAAGAAGTGTCGCCATCGTTTTTCTTGAGTTCATTCTCCCATGTCCCCGTCAATTTTTTAGGAACCACAAGTAGTACCTCACGTTTGGCAACCAAAAAGTTTGAAATGATAATTGCTGCCGTTGCCGTTTTACCCACACCCGTTCCAAGAACTGCCACTTGACCTCGAGTTCCATTGGCAAATGATTTCAATGTACGTTCAATGAATTGTGTTTGCGCGGATAAGAACGTGTAGAGTCGTTTTGGAGGTTGTATATTCGGAAGATCATTGGAGATGCGACTAGTTTGGACGTTGGACTCTTTATCCACTGAAGCAATACGAACAGAGACGTTGGACTTATTCTTTTTCGACCCTGGCTGTTTTTTCTTTGTCATATTTATAATATAGTATCTATAAATAATATTTTTTCTTCTCCGATCCAATGTCTACTAAACACCTCAATTTGGACAGTAAAGATATTGACAATGCATCAATGTATGTCGAGCAGATAAAAGAAATGAAAGCGAATGGAACTGTGATTGTTCTTGTTCACATGTCAAGCTGTTACCATTGTCTGACTATTTTGAATGGAGGAGGTGCATGGACGGCGTTTGTTGACGAACTCAAGAATAATGATGAATCTAATATACAGACACTTACGATTGAGCGCGAATTCGCCGAATTGAATATTGTCGTCGATGAACTAAAAAGGGAAGTTCATTCATTTCCCTGTATTTTTGCCATTTCCGGCAACAATGTTTTTGATTACAATGGTGAACGAACGATGCAAGCATTTATGACCTGGGCAAATGAAATTGCCCATTCCAAGATAGGAGGAGGAGTTGTGAAAAAAGTCGCGAAAAGACGTATTTCCAAAACAAAGCGTGGAAAAAGAAGGTCGGAGCGTCTACGTAGTCAGAGAGGAGGAACGAAAAAACTTGCTTGAGGAATGTAGGCGAATTTTATTTGTATCTTTCTATATTAGCATGAATTGCTTTTTCGCGAATGACGCAATGCGTGAAGAACTGATTTGGACCATCCAAAACTTGTACGCGCCGAAAGTCGAAAATGTAGTGTTTCGTGTTCTTGTTTCCTCCATGGTTTTTAAGAATGTGCACAAACTAAATGAAGAGATTGTTGCTTCATTTATCATATTGGCGAGAATGATTGAAACGAAAGTATCTCATTTATACTTCCATTTTCCAGTGCCCGAATCGATTCTTTCACGATGTCAAAAGTATTTCGGGATTTCATGTCAAGCATCCTTGGCCGTGGAAGAAGAAACTAAAATAGAACCCCCTTTTGATGTTGAAGAAGTCAGAAATGACGATCTGAATTTGCTTTGTTGGAACAATGATTTGCCTCAAGATATTCAATTCCGCAATCTACGAATAGTTGCTATGTTAAAGTTTGAGAAATTGTATCAATTGGACGAGATATTTTCACGTCTTGATAATGAAAAGCTGGTGACTGTTTACTTGTATCATATAACGAATTTATGTAGTCTGGAAAAACATCCCTGTTTTCCTCTAATTGGTTGTATCCTTTCAGCCAGTACACGAAGGCGATCTATTCAAAAGATCTTGATCAATGAGTATGTATCCATTGATTATAAGGCGAATGATATACTTTTGACACTTTCCATTGCAATGGACTCTTTTACAAACACTGTTCACATTCCTAATAATTGTCAAGTCTAATTCTTCATGCAAATTAAAAATCGCGCCATAAAACAAAATTATGACGGAAGTTTTAAAAAATGGCATGTATTTCTACTTCCTTGTGGAAACTTCCGAACCTGAGGAAGGTTCGAACAGCGTTTCAGAAAAAGTTTCAATTTCAAAACAATCATGTAGCCAATTCAGCCATCACGGACATTGTATTGATGACAACAGGAAATGAATTACAAGATCACCGGTTCAAGCATTTCTGCGACGCCCTTCAGAGGCATATCTTGCCAAGTCCTTTGCGATTTTGGATTGTTACTGGGTGTGATATTGACGAGGAGACGAAATCAAAAGTGGAAAGTATGATCAGAGGAGAAAATGCGGACAGTAGGAAAGATGTAAACCGACAAATTTCAAGTTTTGAATTGCGCTTCTTTTCATGTGGACTTACAAAAGAAGAAGATATCTATGTTCGTCACGAAGATCAACGTACTTTTCCACGGAGTAAGTTGCCGCGTTTAGGATACTCAAGCGGTCCTAATTGTATGTTTTACAAAATGTATTTCCATCTAGCATCTTTAAAGGAAGAGGTTGGTAGTTTTCTTCTTCTTGAAACGGATTGTACCTTTCATCGACAAAATTGGTTCCAGGAATTGGATAATCTTTGCAAAAAAGAAACTTTCTGGATACTTGGAAGTACGTATAAAGGAAACGCAGAGATCCCTTACTTTTTGTTTCAGCACCTGAATGGAGTGGCGGTATACAATGTCAACAATCCATCTTTTGTGTCCTTTATGCGGCATGTTTTATTTCCATTTCATACAGAATCCATTTTGCTGCTTCCCTGGCTTTCCTATGATTGTGCCATTGATTGTTTTGTAAAAAGTCTTCTACATTGCTCTGTTCCACCAATCAGCAGTAAAGAAAATTTGCAATTGCGGCTTTTACAGTCTATGATGATCAATACGAATTTAATCATCAATGTTTCCACCAGTGTAGACGATGAACTTTCAAATGATCTTCTTCTCGATTGGTTTCCTAATAAAGTGATTGTTCATCAAAAGTCGTAGAAATTTACTTTTGCACATCTAAGTCTTCTCATTCAATCGCTTCTCTTTTACTTGAAAGAGAAAAACTTGAGTCTTGAATCTGTAATCGTAATTCTTGAAAGCTGTGATTTCAACTCGTTTCCGTTCTGGATGAGGGAATTGATTTCATCCCAGTCGATTTCCGTTAACTCGGTGATGTAATTATCGAGACTTGCAATCGTTTTGACCGTCGTCTGGTCAATCGCTTCGCTAGCGACGAGGTTGGCAGCTACACGGTCTCTGTTATGGCTAACCTGGTCGAGATGCATGTAGACAGCAGTTAAATGGGTGCTAAAGCTGTGCAAGAAATCCGAGATGTTCGAAATTTCAAGTTCAGTGTATACCGAGCTATCAAATGGGTAAATGTCCGCAATGTCTGGATTGTTCATGGGGTTGTTGTCAAAGTTATTGACTTGCCAATTTGTGACAATGACTTTCAGAGATCCAACACAGACACCTGTTTCGCAGTGGCAATTGTTGCGAATAGCGGAAGCGTCAGTGGATGGAATAGGTTGGTCGACTAGATTGTAGTTGCTCTTGTAGCAGTTGAAGGTGAATAGCTCTGTAAATTTGTTATCCTCGGGGCACTTGTAGAATAATTTTTGATTGAAAAATGTCTGACGCTTAGGAAATTCGTTGGCCTCGCGGAGAAGGACGCCGACACGCTCTGCCCAACAGATATATTCCTTGCGTTTCGTGATTAGTTCTTCAGTGGTCAGAGAACTGTCATCTGCGGTTTCATAAGAAGGGCTGAGTTCCATATCAAACTCATTCATTGTCTCGTATGCCTTCTGTAGGCGAGAAATGTACTCGTCGTAAAGGCCAAGAAGATGGCGACAAAGAGTGCTTGAATTCTTGGTTTTTTTCTGCTGCTCTTTCATGACGTCGCGGAAAGTTGCATACTGTTCATAAAGGGCTTTGTCCGACGGACTAAGTAGTGGAAGACGGCTTTGTGTTTGAAGAGCTTCTCGAAGAAGACGCTGTTTTTGTTCAATTTGCAAAGAGGTGCTTGACATGAAAATGTGGGAGTTAAAGTTAAAAGGTTTTTGAATTTATATTGTAAAACTCCTAATTAAAATAAAATTGTCAGTAAAATTAAATTTACGAAATATGTTATAAATCATCAAGGGTTGGCTATATTCACTCATCGATTTTGACGAATTCTGTTTTTGAATTTGAGCATGAGAGGTTCGGCATAGCGGTTTGCCAATTCTTGCATTTCATGACAGGAAAGTTTATGCTTTTTATGCAATTGGTTCTTGGATTGCCGAAACCAAACGGGACAGTCATGCAATTGAACCATTTTCGTTTTCTGTGATACTTTTAGCCAGAACAAAATATCTGCAGGTACCGAGTCGCGTTCATCAAAATAGCCACATGTTTCGTGTAGAGATTTGCGCCATACTGGTGCGGCGTTTGGAATGTCATAAAAAGAAATGTTGCCAAGACTATCCAAAGTGAACAAGTCTTTGCTAGTAAATAAGGATAATTTGTCGCATTGGTCCATTTTGTATACCTCTCTGGTAACGATTTCATCGTCGACGACAAAGCGGCTTCGAAGTGTGAACCACGCGACGTCAAATGTTGAAAAATAAGGATTCGAAGTACTTGAGAAAGGAATGTAGGTTGGCGTGACGATACCAATGTCGGCATCATATAAAGCATTCGTGCATAAATGAGCCCAGTGAATACTTCGTACATCGTCTGGATGGAAACTAGAAAGAAGAGGAGCGGAACTTAACGGAATAAAGAAGTTCCATAATTTGTACAATCCAAAGTTATGATTATTGTGAAAGATGTAGAGCTTCACATGCTTTAAATGTTTAGAGAAATGTATGATTTTGCGATTCGTTTCTTCTGTGTTTGTCGCAGTGAACAAACCAATCATCCACTCAATATTGTGTTTGTATGTCTGTTTATCGATTTCATGTATAAGATTGTCAAGATAACTATCTGCGGAGAAAATGGAGACAAAACAAGACAAGATTGGCTTTTCAGTTGAGTAAGAGGTATAATGTGAGAATGCGACCTGTGACAACCAATCATCTCTAATTACAAGATCTTGTCTATTGCAAAGTCTTGATGTATGCAAATTTGGACAAAGAAGAACTTGTTGTGTATTAAGAGACAATCCCAATGCTGACAAAAGACTATGCGCATTTTTCTCCTTTGAAACAACAAGCACTACATCTTTATGAACGATAGATTCAAAGGATAAAAACATGTACCTTTCAATAGACGCTTCTTGGCAAAAATGAATCATTTCATTGATTTGTGTCTCTGAATTTACAACAGCTACAAGACCAAGACTAATTGCACGATTCGCTCTCATGGTCACTCTTTTATTATCCTCAAAAAATCTTCCTTAATTATTTTTAAACAGAGTAAAAAAAAGGAGAGCGATTAAATTCCCGTATAGTACTCCTGCAAGCAACTGTATGGAGTTATGACATTGCTTTTCGTATCTGGCAAGTGCGACTAGAAGAACCCATAGAAAGGAGAAGCAGAGAATGAAAGGGTCAGGTACGGAGAGACAGATTATA